TTTTCTTTTTTACCGTTTTTAATTATCGTCTGGCCGTTATGATCTTTAATTAGCCTAGATGGAGTTTTTTCTCCTACGTGTACTTCACTAGGAAACTTGTGGCCACGTTCATTTATAATGATGTGCTGCTCCTTGACGAGTTTATAAATTATGTGAACTTTGTTTTTCTTATCTATGTAAACACCTCGATGAACAAAAGAATGATCTGGCAGTTGAATAGTTTGAACATCTTTCATTTCGACATAAATACCCAATTTTGTTGAATATCCCATCATGTTCCTTTGACCTCCCAGTCAATTTCAGCCGTGCCAATATATGCAGTGTCACCAAGATTTCTAACCTTAACGGTCATTCCAGTTGAACTTATTGTAGTAACTTCAATCACACCCAAAACCCCATTTTTAATAGACAACCCTGTGATTCTAGGTGTCGATGTAAAATCTGTCCTGAATGTTACAACTGTTCCGCCTGCATTAATGTCAACATCACGGCCGAAATCAACGATAACCTGTCCGGCATTGATAAAAATTGTTCCACCATAAAAATAGACTTGATTTGTTCCATCGCTGACGAACACATATTTGAACTTTACATATCTTGCACGGTAGTTTGTTGTTGGATCGATATTGGCGAATGATGTATATGTTATATTATCTTCACTTGTACTAATTTGAACTGTTATAGATCCTCCGGAAACATTGTCAGAATCAAGATCAACGATAATGTTAAATTCAAATATCGTTTCCAAATCGATTGGGATAGTCTGCTCGATATTCCCGGAAGTCTCAAATCCTTTTGCCCCCATATCAAGACCATCCCATGCGTTTCCTTCTTCATCTGGAAATGTGTCTGTCGTTTTTAATACGAATACATCACGAGTGTATTTAACATTAAATCGATTATCCTGGATCGTATCGATATTAGTTAATTTATATTCTCTGTTCCTGGTCCATGGATCGACTTGCTGGACGAAATTCATTTCAGGTGGGGGGCTAACTGTAATGCTATCAATCGAAGCAGCAGAAGATTCATTTTCCGATGTATCAATCGCCTTAATCATATAAGTCTCTTCACCTATAGACCCTACGGGCGTTTCAAACGTTGTTGCATCGATACGTTCAGCTATAATATCGCCTATACTCCATTCAGAACCCTTCTTAATAATATACCTGGCTAAATCTCCATCAGGGATAGGATCAAATGAAAAAACAATCTTATCGCCCCTTTGTGATACTGAAAAGTTTGTTACCTGGCTAGGTTTAGCCTGTTTACCAAGAATAGTAATTGTTTGCTGTGGGCTTGAACTTATAGAATTAATTTGACTATCAGTATTAACACTTACAACAGCGATTGTATATGTTTGGCCGGTTGCGATGTCATCGTTGATTACATAATAATTTCCCGTTGTTTCTCCGATTTCAAGCCATGTTACCCCACTATAATCACTTAAGAATATTTTAGATTTCTGATAAGTGTTTAAATAATGTGAATCTTGGTTTGGTTTATTAAAGAATATACGAATCGTGTTGATCAATGTCCCATCGTTTCCTTCAATAAGAAGTTCGGAAACATCAAGGTTCCCTACATCTTGAAGCGTAGTTGATAATACAGAAAAGTTGTCTTGCGGAATTGTAACGTCAGTATCATCGTAAACATTTTCATTATATTCAACGCCCATAATTTCAACTTGATGCGTTCCCATTCTCCTCATGTTTATTGCTCTAAAATCTTTAACAGCAATATTTTCTTCGCCAAACGCGTATTTTTCAAAATCTACTGGCGTTTTTGTAAAAGAGCCGCTGATAGACAACGTATCTGTTGTTTCTGGGGAATTTGTTACAGTTTTTGTTTCAATCGTATCGTCATCATGGCGGACAATTATATCGTAAGTTTTACCTGATTCAATTGTCACTTGCCTATCAAGTGTTATTGTTGTACTTGTCCCGGAAACTACATTTCCAGAAAAACCAATTTGGGGTAAATCATGCGAAATACCAAATCTATCCCCTGGTTGAATCGCGATTGCATCTATTCCAGCTTTAAATCGGATACCACGAGAAATATATTTGCTTACTTTTAAGGCATAACGACCTTCACGAAGTGCATATGAAATTCTTGTTCCAAAATAACGGATTGATTTAACGTTTATGGGGTCACCAGCGTTAATGGAATCTTCATCTTCAACAACAATAGTATTAAATTTGTAATCTTTACCCTTATCCATAAACTGAATTTGAATACGGTTATATCGTTTTTGAAGGCTCTCCCATTGTTGTGAAAAACTATTTTTAATGATGTTACCCATGCCAAACATTTGAACACGATCAATAGGGCGGTCTATTTTAATTTGAACAGCGCCTTGACTATAAAAAATAATTCCTCGAAATGAGCTTGCCATTTGACCAAGAATATCTAAGGCTTTGGAAAGCGAATCAATTACAACGTCCATTCTAAAACGTTTTTCATAAACACCATTACCATCAAGAACTTTTTCTTCCGCATATTTTGCTTCTTCTAATAATCTAGCATCATTAATATTTTCAGTATTAATGTAATCACCAATGCCAAATAAATTGTTCATTAAAATATCACGCATACACCAAATAGGATTTGCACTATAACGATCAACATAAGTTGAACCATCCCAAGTTAAACTTGTGTCATCAGAAAGTAATCTGAATTCAACTGCAGTTGGATTCCAATAATAATCTTCCCAATCTACTTCATTACCTCCATTCATAACTTTTGGAATTCTGACTTTTCGAGCCTTAAGCGTAGCACGAAAGTTAGGTGTAGAACCACTCAACTGATCCGTTGCGATTGCGCGAATTCCGAGCAAAGCAATCATTGGATAACGAATATCATCTGTTTGAATTTCATCGACACTTTTAAAAGTCATATCTCCGTTTCTTGTTGGACTTACGGTACTAGCCGATGATGTGCGTGTTACACGTATATCGTACTTTCCCGCTGTTAAACCTGTAACAATAATCTTACGACTTATACCCGACCTTGACCTTTCAGAAAATGATTGCGTCCCGTTATCAATCCATATACCTGATGACGTCAACTTATATTCAACCTTGACTGATACAGACCATGACAAGAAATTTCCTTTAGCATTAACTTGAAAAATTCCTCCACCAAAATCAAGATTTACCTCAAAGGCTTCAACATCGTCATTAATTGTCTGATATGTATGAGAATCATTTTGCTCGTTTAAATTAACGCCAGAAAGCGTGTATACATTATGTAAATCTGAAAAATTAGGAATAACAGTTTGATCTTTTGTTCCAAAGCGCGTTTCCAAGCTAACGCCTTCATAATTCGTATATGGATTCTCATTAATTTGAACATCAGAAATGCTTTCAATCTCACCTTCACAAAGAGCCAATAACACATGAATAATGTTATTCTTCCCATCGTTAGTCGTATAAAAATTTATTATATTTCCACCCACCGGATGTTCACCATAAACAACAGGTATTGGCGTTCCAACTTCCTGAGTTGTCTTAATACCGTCCCAACGATATGTAGGGCTTTGTTCATCTAAACCTTCACCAATACTGCCAAAATTTGGAAGTTTCGGTTGTGTAAGAGCGGAATAAATTCCATATGCAGCCGATAAAACAGCAATTGTAATAGCTAAATATTCCGTAAACGCAGCAACAATGAAATTTGCAATAACTGCGCCAATTGTTGCTGGGTCTTCGACAATTGAACAAATAATAATTTCTTCATCTTTTTTTAATTTATCATTCCAATCATCACATACTCTTCCGTTGACTATTATCTTTTTGTTATAATAATCAAGCCCAGAAATCATCAATGCTTCTTCAACATAGTCACATTGCGGGATTTCTTTAACTTCCCTGCCTTCTTGACTTAAAATATTAGGTATATATTTGACTAGCATCTTTTAATTGATAAAATCCATTTAATTTATTTTTACAACTCTTAATGTTTAAGTCAGAAACAACAACCCCAGCCCTACACGCATGGACAAATCTGTTGCTATCTAACATGACTCCTCCATGGTTAACAACACCACCACTGTTATGAAACAATACTACTGTATGAATAGAAGCGGAACATACGACACGCCATTGTTTATGATAATTTTCAATAAAATAATTTTTCCCCTTAAATGAAAAATTTTTATCGTATTCTTCCTCAATGTCGTAAAGTCCAATCCCAAATATTCTTTTGTACCAAATAATGATAAGGCCGTAACAATCTAAACCACTCATGTCACGGCCACGATGTGAATAAGGCACACTCATTAATTTCTCTAAATATTTTTCATAAGACATGTGTTCTTTTTGTTGGAACTGCCGGCGTTGCACCATAATTTATAAAATTGTCATAAATCTTACATTGTTGTTTGGTCTTATTACATGATGTTTCTGAGCCAACATATTTACATGTATCTACATCTTTAAATATAAAAGCGCAACTATTTCGGCTATATGTACGTCCAGGCAATCTTTTAGAAAGAACATCTAAACGAGTCGTGCATGTGAAAGTAACCGTCGTATCAGTAGCAGTATAATTATTTATGTAATAGAAATCTTCAACCTTAGCGTCAGCATTATTAAGAAAATCAGGCCAAACCAAAGTAATTTTTATCTTTTTGTTCCTTAAATCATATTGCTCAAGATAAGCCTGAATTATTCGACTTACATTTGAAACAGCAATTTCAACCGAAGTTATTTTTGAATCGCCATCTTCTGTTATAGAATCATATCCAAATGGAAATGCTGTATACTCTTGGCTGTCGAAAGTCACATTTTCACGATAACTAGTGAAATATAAATTAGAACCCAATCCGTTATAATCAAACAAAGTTAATAACGTTATTGGGTTTTTCCCCTCTTGCTTATTTTTTTCATCAATAACATTTGAATCAAGTGTTCTCATTACCAGACCCTTTCAAATTCAAATCTGCAAATGAAATGTCCTTCACTATAAATCATACTAAAAGATCCTCGTCTGAACTTAACTGTATATTCTGTATTGTCAAACGGGCTTGTGAATGTAAATGATGTTAATGCACCAAACTTACTATTGAAAAAACTTAAATAATCTTGAAGTGTCGTGTAGGTAAGAACAGGTGATTCAATTTTAAAACCTATCAAGGCTGATGGATGAACAAGTCTCCGTTGACTTGATCCATTATCAAATGGGTCTTCAATAACCTCATAATCAAATAATGCTTCAATTTTATGTCGTCTCAATGCAAAATCGCTCATCGATCAAGAATCCTTTTTCTTATTACTCCGTTTCTTAGAGCATTTTGGTCAATTATATTAACAACCACGTCTTTCGCAGGTCGTTGTGACAATGTTGCGGCAACAGCTTCCGGTGTAATATGATTTTGAATTGTCAATTCAATTGAATTACTTTTATCTTCTGTAAACCTAGATGGTGTAACTTGTTCATCTTTATGTAATTTATAAAATCCTGTAGCGGGAACACGATCAAGACCATCGGCAAAACTCCCCAAGCTTAAACCTTGAAAATTACTAAACCCTTGCCCCAATTGCCCAAACGTTGAATCAAGCCCGGCTGAAAGCGCCCCAGAAGCTGTTGTTGCAGTCGAACCCGAAGCCGCACCTGCAACACCGCCCAAACCATTGCCTAAACTTCCAAACCCACCAGCCAATCCGCTTACTGCACTTCCAATGCCTGTTATTATTTTCACTGCTAACCATTGGGCCGCAATATCAGCCATAATCCGTAAAATGCTTTTTCCGAAATCAGCAAATAACTCAGAAAAGCTTTTTATTTCGCCTGTCATTGCATCAAAAAATATGTCACTAAATGAATCAGCCAGCAAATTAAACGTTCGACGACCAGCTTCTTCGGAAGCTTTGAAGTCATTTTTAAGTTGAACAAGCCAATCGTCTGAGTCTCCCTTCAACTTTTTAGTACTCTTACTTGAAGCTTGTTCAACTTGTGAAAACATATCTTTGAATGACAGATTGATTTCTTCATTATTCATTAAAATCTTTTCGGTACGTTCACGGTCTTTCTGCATCTGTGCTTCAAAACTTTCAACAACTTTAACCTTCATGAAGTCAGAATTTTCTTCAAATGACTTAGCGACTTTAACAAGGTTTTCTTGAAGGCCTTTAAATTTGTCTCCAATCAAAGGAACTTCTGCCATTTTTCCAACAAATTTTGCAATTGCAGAAGTTGCTTTACCCAACATAGAATTTAAGTTTGCTGAAAAGTTGAAAAATACAGCCTTAAGTAAATCCCACTTCTTAAAAGCTAAAAACAAAGCACCAACCAACAAGGTAAGCTTCGCGATGACAATAACTAATGGCAACAAAACCGTCCCTAGCAATGCCGTAATCGTTGTTCCCATAACTGCCGCAGCCGCGGCCAATCCTGGAAGTGCAATGAGCAACGGTCCAATAGCCAGAGATAAGGCGCCAAAAGTAGAGGTCATAACAACAATTACACCCGTTAAAGTAGGGAAATTATCGGTAAGCCATTGAAGTACACCAACAGTACTAATAAACATACCTAATAATGAATTTACGGCCGGTAGAAGCTTCTGACCAAGTGTTATCCCCAATTTTGCAGCCACACTTGAAAACGTACGAAACCTGTTAGTTGTAGATTGAAGCGTACGCGCGAGATCACCCTGCGCTTCTTTGGTCGCTTCCATAATTACGCCGTACCGAGCAATAACTTTTTGGGCTTCGGAAAGCTGTTCATTTCCCGCAATTAAGCTATTATTCAAAGCCCATTGTTTCGTCGTGGTTTCATTAACGATAATACCAAGACGTTTCAATGGTTCAGATTCTCCGGCAATTGCCGCACTTATCTTTTGAAAGGCAATATCCGGTCGAAGGTTGAAAAATGACGCCATATCAAAACTCAATTTCGTCATTTCCTTTGACATTTGAAAGGCCGCTTGTTCACTTAATCCCATTGATTTTGTCATTACATTGAAAACACCAACGGTCTTACGAACTTCAAATTCATTTAGCTTAAGGTCGCTCGAAATCTGCTTTGACCACCTTCTTGTTGCGTTGGCCATATTACCCATGGAAACTTCAAAAAGGTTTTCAGACTCTTCTACATCAGCGGACATTTTAATAAGCAATCCAGAAGTTGCTGTTATGACACCACCCAAAATCGTTAGACGTGTTCCAAGCTTCTTTATAGCTTGTTCGCTTCTTAAAACTGATCCTTCGAAGCTTTTCATGTCCTTCTTAGATTTTTTTATTGCGGATTCCCATTTACTTGAATCAAGAACCAAGCGTCCGGTAATTGCACCAATATTAAAACCAGCCATGATTTACCCCTTATTTCCTTTTAAATCAGCCCAATTATTCTTAACTTCTTCCGGGTTCGAAGGGCTTAACAATTTCAATTGCGTTTCGATATTTCCCATTATTCTTTTGTATTTTTGTTCTTCCGCTTGCGCAATTCTAATTTCTTGAATCCTTGAAATTTTTTCTTCTAAGTACCGCTGCTTTGCTTCTCTTTGCCAAAGCGTTCTAAGCCGATAATCCATACGAAGAAGTTCGTACCCGTTAAACAATCCGGGAAAAACCGAAGCGACAAATGAACACGCTCCGATTTTCCCGGCTAATCGTTTTTTATATCACCACTTAATTGCTCGGTTATTGTGCTTGTAATAAACTGAACCGCTTTACCTAACTTTCGTAGATCAACGCCTTTGAAGCTTTTTTCATCAGTGTTTAGTAAGAAAGCAAGCTGCTTTTTGACAGTTCGCACATCATTTGCCCCTTCACCTTTACTCATGTTCACAACTTCAATCATCATGTCATCGGTAATTTTTTCAATGACATAAGTTTTCCCTTCAAGCGTTATCTCAATCGGTTCAAATACTTTTGTTTGTTCATCAATATTTAATTTTGGCATTTCTTTAACTCCCTTCCGGGTAATCGCCGCTTAAGCGGTAAATGTTAAATTAATTTTCATTAAGCACCAAATTTGTACATTTGGTTGCTACTAGCTGGGTCTGGATAAGCCGTAAAAATGACTTTGTAAACCCTTTGGGTATCAACATCAAAAACAACTTCAATGTCAACCGATGGCGATGCCTTGAATACCGTTAACAACTCAGTAAACGCAACATCATTGACAAGCGGGCTAAGAACTAAAGCGGCAGCAGTTGCATATCGATCAGAACCAACAGCATTATTTACCGTTAATATTGTTCCGGCCGTGTTTGTCGAAGCTCCTGGTATTACATCAGCAAGCTTCGCCAATGTTGCACGTGTCAATGGGACTTCAACAGAAACTTGACGCCCTACATAAACGCCATCAACTGGCGTAACTCCGTCTTGGTCTGTTTTAACGTCACGGCTTTCAACCGTATCACGGAAGATAACCCCGCCCATTGTGTCGCCAAGGTCAATGCTGTTAAACGTGACGCTACAAGGACCTAAGTCTTTCATTATTCCTGGCATGTTTTTTTCCTTTCCTTTTAACACAACTCATTGTGTTGTGTTTTTTGTTAAAAATTTTTATCCTGTTTGTAATCTTAAAATAAAGTTAGCGCTAAATTCAGAACGATTATTCTCATCCTGTCCTATCGACTGCGGAACATTTATTGCTTCTATTACATTCACGTATATACCGGCCGTGTCCACCGTAGGCAACGTGATACCACGCCTGCCGTTTAAAAGATTAAATACTGTATAAGCTTCTGAACGCGCTTCAAAATAAGAATCACCACGTGTTAAAATTTGGATCAATTTTTCTACGAAATCTACAACATAAGGATCTGGCTTACCACCGCCAGCCTCTAAGACGGTTGTACACTTTACGGGTGCGTTAGACGGTCGCCAGCCAACAAACAAATCGGTTCCAATAACTAAACTGGTATTATCTTCAATATATTGTGACAATTCTTTAATCATGACTTCTCATTTATTGCGTTCACAATTATTCTCTTATAAGTCATTTTTCGGCTAGCCATTTTTGATTCTAAGAATTTTGGTCCAGACGAAGGTTCTTTAAAATTCATCCTATCGACAGATTCATGTAACTTGGCTGCATAATCAGTATTGAATCCAACAACACCGATTATTTCAGTAGATTTAATTGAAATATTATGTGAATCAACTCTGTTTTCGGTCTTTTTACCAACATCAACATTATGGTCAACTTTCTTATTTTGAACAAATATTGAACCGCTTCCCCTCAAAGTTCCTTCATCAAGCGGAACCGTTGGTGCCTGAAGAATAGAATCCGCAAGCAGTTGGATCATCGAACGGCCAACGCCAGTTTCAGCACCCTCGCGTTGTTTCTTTCGAACTTTGACAAGTTCACGAAGCGCAGGGCCAATATCAATTTTCAATCCGGTTTTAGGCAATGTACACTTCCAAGTATTTTTTGCTGAATCCACGCTGTTCAGTAATGTTTAAAATCCCATGGTCACTCCCATCAATCGTTATTTCATCTGACGGTGTAATTGTTCTGTCTTTCATAGTAACCTTTGTCATGCTCACAACTTCGTTACCTTCAAAATCACGAATCATTCGATTCTTCCGTTCAATGCGGCATTTTATACTTGCCGAAATAATCGTTGGTTCGTTCCACTTATCCAAAGTCTTTGTCTTTAATGTAACTGTATCTATCAAATATGCTTCGATCAATTTCTTGCTCCGGGAGTTTCAAATCTTTTTTCAAATTCTGAAAATGTTTCGACTTCACCTTTACCTTTACTGAATTTCGAAACGTCTTCATATATTCCGTCATCTTCCAACGCTTCTGGCGTAATTGGAATCAAAACGTGTTTACAATTCGGATGAAAAGGCGGTCTAGCCTTAAGCGCGGGAAAATCTGGGTGGTTGCCGCTTAATGAAAAAACCTTACCTTGAAACGGTGAACAAGGATCTTCTTGCGGGTGATTGTGTACGCTTATCTGAACCAAGTCTAAACCGTACTGAAGTGCCGTATTAATCGAGCCAATACTTGCCGCTTCACGCGTTCTTGTTCTAGCCAATAATTCTGCGTATTTATCTGGCTGATAACGTCGTCCGTTAATTCGAACATATTTTTCGTCACCCATTTGCTTTGTCAACTCTTTTAAAATAACGTCCGAAGTTTGACGCCTCGTTTCCCCTTCAATCTGACCTTGCACAATCAATTGGCTGATTTTTTTGTCTTCTAAAATCCTTTGTTGCGTCTTTTTAATGTACCTAGTAATTTCATTCTTCATTGATAAATTTGCTGTTACCATATTAATCGTAATATCATCAACCAAAGAAGCAACGGCGCTTTGATGAATCTTTGCGTCAGTATTAACGAATCTCGTTACATTCATACGTTTCAATTCTTTGGCAGCAATGTCAACGCCACGTACATAAGTAACAGGTACATTCTTCTTAGCCCAAACACGCGCGGCTTTGTTCAAAGCTGTAATTTCAGAATTTACTTGGGCCAATAAAGCTTGCGTTCTATATTTCCTAAAATCTGTCAAATCAACTTGCGTCAATATCCGACGTAAACGCTTACGTGACTTCAAATAAGAATCACCTAAGTTTTTAACCTGAACTTCGAATAGAATTTGTTCATCAAGTTTTTTGATATTTTTAAACATGTCAATTCACATCTTCATCATCATTACGGGTTAAATCATCTGCGTAAAAATTGTTCGTTTTCTCTGAACCTTGCAACATTGCTGAAACAACATCACTAACCGGCAAGTCCAGAGCCATTTCCTTATTGTATGTTTCCTTAACCATTCCCGAACTTGTGACGCCTTGAGCCTGTAATCCTTTTCGACGTAACATGTCGGAACCATGGACAACTAAAAACAAAGATTGTTCAAGTTGCGCACGTTTAACAACGACAGATGTCGCCAATGTATAAAGCGTAGTTATTTGGTAATACGATGTAATGATTGCAGAAACTTTTTGTGCGTCTGTTAGTGCGTCCCAATGTTCACTTGCCCCAAATCTCGTTGCGAAATATGTTTCCGCTTCTACCGCAGTGACAAATGAATTCGTACCTACTGTTATGCTTGCACCCCAAGAACCTGAAGGAATAATTATCGGCCCAGCTGCAACAATGATAGTTTGCTGATAATCAACGCTTTTTGTTGAATTATTAATATAAACAACATATGTGTCCTTCTGATCCGGAGTAAAGCTTGCCTTCCAAATCTGATCAGACACAAACGTCATGCTTCCAGTATTCGCGCCTGTCTCAAACGCTAAATTAGTAAAATGCCATGTTTTACTATCAGACAAACGGGTTATCTTAATCGTAACCGTATCCCCAGAAACACTAGTTGGGATAAACTGAATTATGTCTTTTAATACTGCGGCTGTTGCATATAAAACTTGATCCATATTGACCCCCTATTAACGGAATCTTCTTGTTTTTGACTCAATATCGTCTAAATCTGTATCTACGGTACCATCATCAACACTCAAAGCTTCTTTAATATCGGACTTTTCGTCGGCTGTCCAGTCGCCAGTTCCAGACAAAGGAACATCATCAAGCTTTTTCCCTGCGCTTCCAGCTGTCGCATGTCCACTTAGCGCTTCATCCCAAACAGCATCGGCAATCGTTGCCGCACTTGGTGGTGATGCTGCACTTGATACTTGAGCATCAAGATAAAAGCCAAACGTTCCAGCTGTTGAATGCCCCGATTGTACCTCATCCCAAATATTATCTATACCAGATGCACTTAATGAATAACCTGTTTTATCATTATTCGTTGCAACAATAACTTGATCACTTGAATAATCATAATCACTTGAGCCAAAATCCTGATAACTCACCAATTCAGATTGATGATCACCATAGGTCGCACTTGCATTATCAACAACAAAAAGGTATTGCTCAGACGATGTCTCACCGGCTGGTGGATTAAATGTATAATGATAAAACTCATCTGTCGCATCTTCCGTCAGATTTGTTGTCTTGTTTGTCCATCCTGAACCCTTAAAGGAAGAATCATTAAAGTCAAACCATTGACTGTTACTAACCTTTTGTATTTTAAGCGTTGCCGTTTCGCTTGAAACATGGTTTCCATTGTCATCAATTATTTGATAAACAAATTTGTGATTGTCTTGAACATTCCTAACGCTTGCAAATGAGTTAAATGTTAAAAACATCAATGATATTGTAAGTATTAATTTTTTCATAATTAACAAGTCACTTTCTTTTTATAAATAACTGCGGACCATCATAAGGAAAAAATCCTTCATTATCTATCGGGGCCGGCTCAGGAATGGGCTGTGGTGTTGGCGTAGGTTTTGGTTCAGGTAAGGGTGCTGGCGATTGACCTTGCCCCGGCTTTGCCCCCATATCATTGAGAATCCCATTGAACTTCCCAGAGCCAGACTCTTGCCTCAAATAACCAATATACAGGCTCAAAGGACTTAATGTCTTAGCGTAGCGATACAGACCAGCCTTTAAATAAATGCCTGGAGATGGATCGTCATTGAAACACACTGGCGTATTTTGCAAATTAATGACCTTGACTCCATCCTTCCATATCTCAAGAACACCTCTATCATCTGCGTGCCATTTAGCATGGATTATAAAATCATGCCATCTGTTACGTCCAAGAGCCTCGCCCATCCACTTTGTTTCAATATCTATATCTTGTCGAGAAATATTAATCTTCTTACGTGACCAAGCACGTTCGATAAAATACTGCTCCACACCATCCTTTACACGTAATCCCATAGATACAACTGGGTGTCGCCAAGGCTCACCAGGATCAGGATTTGCGTGTAATTGAAATATCAGATTCCACGTACCAACGGCCTTATCCCATTCAGGCATATCTGGCACATAATAGGATATTGCGTACCACTGTTCAGAACCTACTGGTTGAGGCCTTATTTTCAACTCGGTTCTCAGCAAAGGCTTATTCTGATAAGTTGGTTGCCCTTCAAGCTGTTCAACTATAATTGATCTAAGACCTGCTTTTCTTTCGGGTATGTTTGAAGATGGCCTTATCTGACCTGGAACACCTGTTTCCTTATGATTGACAATCCCTACACCAAAATGGCCTGGGTACTTATAACTAAATTCGGCACTAGATATCGAAACAATACTTAAAATAAATACGGAAATTAATATAGATAGTCTTTTTCTCATATGAACTCCTGGTATAATCCTCACTCTATAAGTCATTAATAGAATAAAGGAATTGTTAATGTTAAGCTAAAATAAGCTTTTTGTAGGGAGACAGCTTGCGTC